ATATAATATTGATCCTACAACTGAGCCTATTTGGGCTGCTGTAGTAGATTCTAATGCCGGAGTTAACCGACCTCTTTCTGAGGGTCTTATGATTGCTCTAGCAGATAATATTCGTGTTAATGGCGGTAAGACTACTGCTATTTTCACTAATCTTGGTGTAAGACGTGCTTATTTCAATCTTCTGGTTCAGCAGAGACAGTATACTAATACTAAAGACTTTGGTGGTGGTTTTACTGGCCTTACATTTACAACTGATAAGGGTGAAATTCCTGTAGCAGTAGATGTAGATGCCCCAAAGAATACTTTGTTCTTTGCTAACGAAGATGAATTAACTGTCTATCGTCAGGCAGATTGGGAATTCATGGATCGTGATGGAAGTATGTGGAACCGAGTTGCTGGTTATGATGCTTATGAGGCTATTATGTACCAGTATTCTGAACTAGGCTGCCACCGTAGGAATACTCAAGGGATACTTGCAGATATTACTGAAGGCTAATTCTTAATAATCTAGTCTGCTAATGGCCGGGTCGTGCGAAACGGCCCGGCCATTAGTATTAGGAGAAAAATGGCTACTCAAACTAGATCAGACGCGCTAATGTCTTCTTTATCTGCACAAGGCCCAGGTTCTTTAGCGGATAGAGAATATAAGAGACTACTTGCTACTACAGGAGCAGTTAAAAAGACTTTATCTGATATGTATAAACTAGCAGGAGAAAAGACTAAAATAGTTGGTCAAAAATGACAGTTATATTAAGTGAATCTGGCGCTTTGCCAGTTAAAGCACAACGTATAGCAGAAATATTACAGGACTATGATCCTACTCTAGAATTACGATGGATTCCTCCTAAAGATCGTAATTCTTTTGATATTAAACCTTTTGCTGTATGGCACAATCCTGTAGGACTTCCTTCTTATATGGTAATGACATTAAAAGAAGATGAGTTAGATCATAGAGTCCTTGCTGCTATTTTCAATGCCAATAATAATAACGGAAATGTTCTTGATAGATTAGAAGCAGAAGAAGCCGCTAAGAAACTTATCAAATATAAAGAAGAATTAGATCTTCAAGAGGAACGTAGAGAATTTGCTATATGGGCTTTACGTCAAAATAAAACAGTTAGACATAATGGGGTGGTGTATAAATAATGTCTTCTATTGATTTACTAGAGTCAAAACTTTCTACGCTGCTATCTAAATTAGCAACTTTAGAAGTTAATAAACTTTCTTTTAACTCAAAATTTCCAGATGGAATAGATGTTGGAGGAGGTACAATAGGACCGCAGGGACCTATTGGGCCACAAGGGCCACAAGGTCCACAAGGCGATATAGGGCCACAAGGATTAATTGGTAACACTGGACCACAAGGGCTAACAGGCAATACAGGACCAATAGGTAATACTGGACCTCAAGGACCACAAGGGTTACAAGGACTTACCGGAGATACTGGACCGCAAGGCCCTATTGGTAATACTGGACCACAAGGTAATACTGGCCCGCAAGGAAGCATAGGACCACAAGGTCCAGCAGGAGTAGATTTTCCTAGCGAAAATTCGTTAGGGCCAGTATTAGGTGGAGGCTATAAAGCTTGGAACTATAGTCCTGTGTTTTGTACCACTGGAACTGCTCCAACAGCAAATGGATTAATATTTGTAGTAAAATTATACGCTTCTTCTCCTTTATTGATTACTAACTTACATTTATATGTAGCAACTGCCGGCGCTACTTTAACTTCTGGACAGAATTTTGCTGCTATATATAATTCAAGTAAAAATTTACTAGGAACAACAGCAGATCAGTCTACTGCATGGGCCTCTATCGGGTTAAAAACTATGGCAATATCTGGAGGACCTGTTACAGTTCCAGTCGGTGTATTTTATATTGCTTTTTTTACTAATGCTACAACTAGACCTGCCTTTTTAAGGACAACATCCACAGTAGCCGTTATTCTTAATGGCATACTATCTGCTACTAATGCTGCATTTGCTTCTGCTGATAGTGGAAGAACTACTAGTATGCCGGCAACGCTCGGTGCTTTTACAGCAGTAAGTGCCGGATATTGGACAGGAGTTAGTTAAATGGCAAATTTTCTAAACCCTGGCGGTACAGTTACAGTTTTACCTTCTACTGAGTCTTTAGATTTAGCTAGAATATTAATAGTTCTAGAAAAAATAATAGATTATTTAGATACTACTGTAACTAATTTAAATAATACTTATGACGTCTTAAATAGGTGATACAATGAGCTATTATCCTTCTACATACACCGGAACAGATGTTGCTACTGATATAAAAAGAACTTTTGGTGATGAAGCTGGCGTTCAAATAACAGATTCAGATATTATTCGCTGGATTGATATTGGTCAATTAGAGATATTGAAAAATACTCAGATATTAAAAGCAACTTCAACATCTGATTTAATTGTGGGTCAAACAGTTTATTCATTGGCTAGTTTAAAAATATTAAAAATTCAAGCCATACATGTTAATGGTTCTCCGATTCCTTTTATATCATTTCAAGAATCAGAGCAATACGTAGCACCTAATGATCCAACTAATATTGCTAGTGGAACACCTCAAGTATGGACAGAATGGGCTGGTAATATACATTTATATCCTGCTTCTTCTGTAACTGTATCAGGCGGCTTAAGCATATTTTATCTTCCTGCCCCCGCTAAGTTAGCCCAGTTATCTGATTCTTTGTCTATACCAGATACCTATTATAATGACTTAATTAACTTTGTTTTATCTAAGGCATACGAATTAGATGAAGACCCACAAAACTCTCAATTTAAATTAGGACAGTTTACTCAAAGTCTTGACGGAATGGCTAATAATGAAAATATACCTCAAGTAGCCTATTACCCAGTTATAACTGTCTTACCTGAGGATGAGTAATGTCAGGAACTCCTGTAAAGATTGGACCGTTTACGAATGGTCTTAATATTCTAAACGAACCTACTACAATAGCAGATACTGAGTGCGTTGAACTACTAAATTTTGACGTTGACCTAGATGGTTCTATTGTAAGTAGGCCGCCTATTGTAGAGATATCAAATGGCATTGCTGGCGGAACCCACTATCTAGGAATGTTCATATCAACTACAGGGGTAGTATATTTTATTTACCAGATTGGTACAACCTGTAGGGCTTATGACGTAGCCGGAAATAGTTGGTCTACTATTGCTAGTAATACTATTATCAGTAATTGTGTGCAATATCAAAATAAACTTTGGCTTATTGCAGATGTTACTAGCGCTAGCAATGGTGGATCATGGGTTCCATTAGGTGGATTTACATTAGTGGCTACTATGCCTAGAGGAATTTTTGGATGTGTTTATAAAGAACGTTTATTTATAGCAACTGGTCCAGACTCTACTAACCCTAGTAGAATAAATTTCTCAGGAGCCGCTAACTTTAGTTCTTGGACTGGTACTGACTTCTTCGATATTGCTAATGGAGACGGTCAGTATATCTTGCGTATTCATTCTTGGGCCGGACAAATCGCTGTATTTAAACAAAATTCAACATATACATTTGGCTACGATAGTTTACCAACTAAAGGTGTAACACAGCTACAGTCTAATACTATAGGTATTGCTTCTACATGGGCATTAGCAGAATTTGAAAATACTTTATATGTACTTTGGGGAAATTATTTATATTCAGTAACTAACTGGAACTGGGATCAAATAAATATAAAGGTGCCCTTTTCTCTATATTCATATAAAGCAAAAACATCTTGGACTGATTTTACAGTATCTATAGTAAATAATAGACTAATAGTTAGGTTTTATGATAATTTCTATGTATATGGATTAAAAACCCGTGCCTTCTCTATGTGGAGATTTAATAGCGCTTCATATACACCATCTAGTTTTATTAGATATCCTTTATTAGATTCTGCTACAGGTCAGACTTTTTATATGTGTGCAGATTATGATAAATCTAAATCTCGTGTATATAAATTTATTGATACCGTGAATGGTACTAATACTGAAACTTTTGATTGTTCAATAACAACTAAAACTTATGATTTTAATGTTCCATATACATTTAAAAGACTCTTTCATTGGGGTGTAGACTTATTTGCAAAAACTCAAGTTCAATTTAAGGTTATACCTATAGCATATAATATTCCAGTTACTTGGGGTCAGTTGAATAGTCAGGGAATAAAATGGAGTCAACTTAAATCTTGGGCCAGAGTTTTAGATGTTTCTTTAGATGTGAGCGATTCTGCTACTTCTGCTAATCCAACAAATGTTAGAACATATATTAAACTAGTAAAATCGTTGCGATTCAGACAACTTGCGTTTAGAATCATATCAACAGTTGATGGTTCTATTAATACAGGACCATTAAGAATATTTTCTGTTACTGCTTTTACCAGTAATAAAGAACTAGTAACGAAGAAGATAAGCTAATGGGAGACCAAAACTTTGTAGCCTATCTAAAAGGTAGACGTCAGTCTTTTAATCCTTTTAGTGCTGGTAATAAGATATACGAGGGAGTTTCAAACTCCCCGAATACTGGACCAACTAATGATCCTCTTGCATATAAAGAGAGAGATCAAGAGGCTTTAATTAGGAGAAATGCTTTATTACGAAGACTTAAAGCTAACTCTAAAGGTAAATTTATGTCTTCGGCTAGTTTAACACCATCACAAAGGAATTGGTAAAATGGCTATTGCAAAGGGTTCTAATGGTGGAGGTGGAAAGGCT